TCGCTCCGGTTGGTCATCTGTATGAATGAATGCCCGATAGGGTTAAGGTTGGAACGTGGCGATCCCTTGCCAGTTTACCAGCACACATACGACGACACGCCAGAGGGGAGAGCATTGGCAGAACAACACCTAGAAAGAATCGAAGACTATGTTCGACGGCATCACAAGATTACTAAATCTCACAAGACTAGTTAAAGAACAGATGGCTGATCTTGAATTACTCGTAGACTTATTAAACATTCGCATCGAGTCGCTCACCGAAGAAAACAATCGACTCGTAAAAGAAAATAAGGCGCTTCGCCAATTCCTATCCGGCCAAGATGAGTGACCAAATGCAAAATTGGAAAGGCTATCCGCTTCGCTGTTGGCCTAACCATCAAGACGATTGCTACCGGTGGGACTGGGAGATTCTAATCGACGGCACTTGGCTTGAGGTCGTTACTCAGTCAACGAGGTGGATCGAGGAGGAGGCTGACGAGGTCTTGCAGCGTTATTTGACAAGGCTGAAATCTTAGACTAAATTCAAATTGGCTGTGAGAAGCCGCTCAATACAGCAAATGAAACCAACTTTTTCCCGCAATACTTCCATCCGGCTCGCTGTTGGCCTATTCTCACATGGTTGTATTGCGGGATTTCTTTATTATGCAAATACAAATAGACCCTGAATTAAAGGCACTCATTCCGCCACTCGCGCCGGAAGAACTCGCACAACTAGAAGCCAACATCATTAAGGACGGATGCCGAGATCCGCTGGTTGTATGGAATGGCATTCTTGTCGACGGCCACAATCGGCACGCGATATGCGTTAAACATAGTATTCCATTTGAAACGGAGGAGATGGAGTTTGTTGATCGCGATGCAGCGATGGACTGGATGGATGCGAACCAGCTAGGACGCCGCAACCTGACCAACGACCAGCGGAGCATCCTGCGGGGGAGAAGATATAATAGGACGAAGAAGGCGCAAGGAGGAAGAACTGATAGGGTATTTGGGACGGCAGAAGTTACCACCCCAAACACCGCCGAGACAATAGCCAAACAACATGGAGTCAGCGAGCGCACGATCCGGAGCGACGGGAAGAAAGCCGAAGCCATAGAAAAGCTCGCTCTAACAAACCCAGAGGCGGCCAAGGCTGTAACCGATGGAAAGAAGCGTTTTAACGAAGTCCGGCGAGAGATCAAGCTGGAAGAAGTTAAGGAGGCGGTGAAGCTCCCTGACTCGAAGTATCGTGTAATTTACTCAGACCCACCTTGGAAATATGGCGACCAATTAACCGAGGACTATGGAGCTATAAAGTTCCACTATCCAGCGATGACCATAGCGGAGCTTTGTGAGTTGCCGATAAAAGATATGATCGAAGATGACGCTGTTCTTTTTCTTTGGGTAACTTCACCCCTACTCTTTGAATGCGAGCCGATCATTCGGGCTTGGGGATTTAAATACAAGACGAGTTTTGTCTGGGATAAGATCAAGCACAACATGGGGCACTACAACAGCGTGCGGCACGAGTTCTTGTTGATTTGCACTAGAGGAAGCTGCACCCCAGATGCAAAGCAGCTATTTGATAGCGTCCAAAGCATCGAGAGAACGAAGCACAGCGCGAAGCCAGAAGAATTTCGAGACATTATTAACACGCTTTATCCGCACGGGAAAAAGTTGGAGATGTTTGCGCGAAAAGAAGCGCCCGAAGGATGGGATAACTGGGGGAATCAATCGCTATGACGGCGCAACTTTTCCAATATGGAATACACAACGAAGCGTCAAATATACGGGCGCACGTTGCTCCATTAGCTAGGAGGGTCTTTATATTTCCTACAATTTCTGGAAAAAAAGCAGCCCTTATGCCTGGACTTCGAGAGCGAATGGCATTTCAACCTGGAGTTAAACACGCCACCGCAATCGGCAAGTTAGTAAAGCCAGGGAGCATTGAAAATATACAATCTATCCTTATTTCGGACAATAGGTTTGATGGTTTTACAGAAGACCTGAGCACAAGCGAGAAGGGCGACAGGGCCGTTCTCATAGTTCAAGAATTGTTGAAGGCCGGTAGGTTTCCTCTTTGGGTAGAGGGCGAGTTCATTAAAGACACACAAATTCAAATCAATGGAACGGATGTTATTGTGAAGGGGCAATGGAAGATCGAGGTAAAATGCGACTTCCGAGCAAGTTTAGAACCGGAATCTCCGCATCCAAGGTGCACAGGAAACTTATTTCTGCAAATAGCAGAATGCAACCCATTAAATATGACATGATCCTATCACCTGACTTCCCTGACCACTANAAGACNAAAATCNTGCTACGCCTAGCCGGTCACGCAGGCGTGTTCTCGCTATTGAAGCTCTGGTCGCAATGCCAGTTCAGAAAATGCGAGCGCATCGAAAAGCCAGCAGCTATCGTCGCAGCGATAGCCGACTGGGAAGGCGACCCGATGCAGCTCGAAAATGCGTTGGTAGAAAGCGGCTACGCAAGGCGCGAAGGCGATGCCTTTATTTTGCACCAATGGCAGGATCAAAATAAGCGTTTATTCTCGAATTACAAAAATGGGAAGAAGGGCGGAAGGCCGAAAAGTGAAGCTCCAAAGCCTGCAAAAAAGCCAACTGGAATGCGTCTGTAATAACCCAAACGAAACCCAACTATAACCCAAATGAAACCCAACCGTAACCTAACACAAACCATAGGTGGTCTAGATAGATAGAATATCTATCTACTAACGTAGATAGATAGGCTTCGCCTCTCTCGCTTAAGGCGAGAGGCGAGCCAAGGAGAAAAACAAAATGCCAATTTTAAAACGAGAAGAAACAGCAAGCACAAGGTCGGCAGTTCCGACAGCACCGAGCGCAGAGAAGGCCGCGATCTCGATCATCTTGCAGAACTACGAAGTGCTCGACGCCGCGAAGTGGGACGCCGACCTGTTCTTCGAGCATTCCAACCGCGCTTTACTCTCAGCGGCAAAGGAGTGCCACAACGAAGGATACAAGTCGGACATATTCCGGCTCCAGGCGGTGCTCGAAGAAAAGGGATCGATCTTCGACGTGGGCGGGTATCACGGCGTGACTGAAGCGTTCACGGCATACCCCACGGGTGACGCCGTAGCGGCATTGGACTTCCGAAAGGACTTGCTCAAGGCACGCCGCTATCGCAAGGCAATGGCGAAGCTGGCAGAGAGCAGGGACGACATACGCGAAATGCGTGCCGACTTGAACGGTATCGCTCAACACCTGGCGGACTCGGATGAGGAACAAATTGGCGCCGCATCGCTCAAGCAACAATGCAATGACCTACTGACCGAGCTACTCAAAACAACGCCACCCGAACGCTTCACAACCGGCGTGAATGGACTGGACGAAAAGATCAACGGTGGGTTTGAGCGGGGAACGCTCGCAGTCTTCGCGTCNGAGACTTCGGGCGGCAAGTCTATTGCTTTGCTTCAAACTGCNCTGCACGGGGCTTTAAACGCCAAGAATGGCGTTATTTTCAGCCTAGAGATGAGCGCAACGCAGGTTATCGGTCGCCTAGTCGCATCCAAAAGCGGCTGGCGTTGCGTCTCAGCCTACGAAAAACCGAGCCAACCGCACGTGAACGGCATGAAACTTGGCATTGCGGACATATCGGCACTACCGATCACGATCTGCGACCAAGTATCGGATATTGATACTATCGAGTCGATATGTCGCCAACTCAAGCGCACCGGCCTTGACTGGGTTGTAGTGGACTACATTCAACTTTGCTCACCCTCCGCCGATAGCAAAAGCGAGACACGCGAGCAACAAGTGAGCGAAGTTGTCCGCCGTCTCAAGCTCATGGCGTTGCATCTTAATGTTTGCGTCTTGACCGCATCCCAACTAAATGACAAGGGCGAACTACGCGAGTCGCGGGGCATAGGGCATCACGCGGACTACGTCTTGCACATTGATCACGCGAACCATCCAGACATCGAGATCAAACTTATGAAAAACAGAAACGGAGAACGTCACGTCTCCGCTCCGGTGCTTATGCAAGGCGGTATAAGTCGCTTTGTCGATAGGGTGACGAAATAGAAAGAAAAATGAATGAGCTACACTTATTTGCTGGAGCAGGGGGAGGAATACTCGGCGGCATCCTTCTCGGACATACCACCGTCTGTGCTGT